GACCGTCTGTCAGTATGTTTCTCTTTGATTTCTATTTATATTTTTCCTTTTGTTTTTGTTTTATTTTTATTTGCATAATTTTGCATTGCATTTGCACAGCAAACTGTATGCACGAGCTTTGCATTTGCTATGCACTTGCATTGCATTTGCATACCGTTTGCATAAGCAAAAACCGCCCCGAAAGAGAGCGGTTTTCCGTCTGAAAATTTCGATTAAATTGCTTCCGCGCTTACCGCTTCCAAGCCGTCGGCAGGCGGCATATTTTCTGCCGCAGGAACTTCGGTCAACTCCTTTTCTTCGGCAATTTCTGACGCCGAGACGAGCGGCTTCGGAACAGGGTTTTCCTCGACGTAGTGTATAAGCTGCCGCATAAGGTCTGCCTGATCGTTCATGTAATTTACCGTATCGACAACGATATTCTCATAGCCGCTCTTATAGCCCATAAAGCCGTTCAGAACGACAGGAAAGAGCTTTAACAGGCACGCAGCAAACATAGCCCAAGAGGGCGACACGATGACGTCAAGCCCTATTACAGCAAGCAGCACGGAGGTTAAGCAGGTTTTTACGAACTTTATGCCATAATCTACACCGCGCTTTTTCTCGGGCTGCATTCCGAGCGGTTTTCTCTGTGAGGCGCCCCTGCCGCGTTTTAATATCATCTCGGGCGTGAGCTTTATCGGCTTAATATTGTTTGCCGAGAGAATCGCCTCTATCTGCGACTTTGAAAGTGAGGGAATCTTTTCGAGGGCAGCCTTGTCTTTCCCGACGTAGCATTCCTGATACTTTGCAAAGTCAATTCCAACCTCGGTGAGCAAAGAATTTCGCGTGTTCCTCAACTCCTCCTCGATATAAAAGCGACAAAATTCAGGCAGTCTGCCCTGCATTTTTCGGTCGATGACTTCCTTTTTGAGCTCGTCGTAAGCCGCTTTGGACTTGATATATGTATCGCTCATTCTTCCCGCCTTTATGCCGCTGTCAGAGCAGTTCACATACATAGAGAACGCGCAGAACAGCAGCACGAAGAACGACAACCCGAGAGCCGTCCAATCGAACACCGACGTCAACTTGATGTCGGTCGTAAAAACGACGATGACAACAAAGATTATGAAGATTCCGACGAAAATGCCTGTGTTGTTCAGAACACCACGCAGGATCTTCTTTTTCTGCGCTGTTGTTTGCTCTATAACTTCCCCCAAATTGCGCGGCTTATCATCGCGCCCGCGCAGGGGCTCATTCTGTTTTATAGGCTCCATTAAGGACTACCTCCCGCACTTCCTCCGCCATTATTCTGCGGCGGATCGAAATGGTCGCCGAGCTTATATAGCCCCGTGCCAATGACGTTCGCCGCCGCCCCGATGAGGCAAATCACAATCATCTCGTCTATAATAGCACGCAAAGCCACAAGCGCGACGAGAATTATGCACCACATAACCCACACAGACGGCGACTTGAAATACGCCTTTATCTGCTTGAAAAACGGAATTGCCGACAGCAGTGCGAACAGCACAAATAAGCCCGATACGGTAGCCCCCGCGCTCCTGTCTACCCACACGGGGAACTGAGACACGGTTGCTGCGAGAGGAGCCCCGACATCGAGAACAAGCGCGGAGATTTTGAATATCTTCCCTTTCGTTGTTCTTTTCATGGCTTACTCCTCCGTTTCTTCGTCCACCTCTGCCGCTGCTTCCGTTGTCGCCGCAGGCTCGGCAATTTCTTTGAGCTTTTTCTCGTCCCCGACAAGTTTCAGAACGTCCGCGTATTTCAGATTTACAAGGTCTTTGACGCCCTGCGGAATGTTCTTCGAGTTTGCGTAAACTGTCGTAAGGACTTCAAGAATAGCCTTTGAGTACGCGAACGCCGCGAGCATTGTCTTGTACCGCTCGTTCTCCGTTTCGTCAAAATTATTGATAGCTTTCTCGAATTTGTTGTACCCCGCGATGAGCTCGTTCGTCACGCCGACGACGCTCTGCTGCGACGTCGCCGTGCTTGAAACATCGTTCTTGACGGTTAAAATATCGGAGCCGAGATCGACGAGCTTCTTTTTTTGCTTTACTCTCTGCACAATCAAAAAGACAACGAGAATAATATCGCCTATGACAGTCAGAATCTCTGCCTTGTTTTCGCTCACCCACTCCCATATTCTGCCAAAGAACGTGGGCTCATCGGGAGGCTCCGTCGGCTCCTCGGGTATCTCCTGCACAACCTCGGTACTGCTGTCCGTTGCCTCCTCTGCGTTTGCGGTGTATGGCGTTCCGACCGCAAATACACAGATTATTGCACAGATGATAAGCGCAAGCGCCGCACACAAAATTCTGCCCCAACGCTGCTTGTTTGACTTTATCATTGCTGAATACCTCCTATACGATGTCGTACCCTTCAAGCAGCTTGGTGAACTGTTTTTCAAGCTCCGAAAATTTTTCTTTAAGTGCACTTTGACCTGTTTTCAGGTCATAAATTTCTTTTTCGGCTTCAAGCACCTTTTTTTGCAAGTCTGTATCGGCAGGGCTCACAATAACCTCGCCGCTTTTCAGCCGCTGCGTGTAAATTCCCTCGCAGAACCACCGCTGCGACTTTGTGCGCCCATTCAGGACGGCAACGGTAACCCTGACTGTACCTTTCAGAAAGGAGCCCTCAACGCCGCACACGCCGTCATTTATGAGCTTATACGCCGAGAAGCCGTCGTCACGCTCGAAGATAGCCGTTGCTCCCGCAGGAGCGCCCTCGAATGTAATGTACAGCATATCTGACACCACCTCGGGCGTACGCGTAAAAATGGCACCCTTGTCATCGAACAATCTGTATTCCATACTCACGCTCCCCCTTGCAGAGCAGCCTGCCTGCGCTCCTTATTTTTCCACGAGGCTGTCATGCACAGCACCTCCTCAGTCTTTTTGTGAATGTCAACCGTTTCAGGAATAAAGGCAGCCGTTTCGAGAACACCGATGAGGACGCGGCAACCGACGATTGCCTCGCGCTGATAAAATTGCCGCTCATGCCTCGCTTCGTCGCTCGCCATGCCGCACTCGTCCGCCCTGATTAAATTCTGATAAATAGTTAGAGCCATACCGCCGAGCAACTCCGTTCCGAAAGCTGCCGTCGGTATGTCGTCATCGCCAATCTCAAAGCAGCCGCGCATAAGCTCTGACGCTTTTTCTATGACTGCCATTTCCTTTGGCGACTGTTTTTCTTTTCTCTGCATACCGACCTCCGCATAAATTTATACGAACCACGCCTCGTTGACGGAGCAATTTCCGTTCTCGTCGGACAGCTCGCTCATTGTCTTTCCGTCGCAATCGTTCACCCAAATTTCGAGAGCGTCGTTAATTTCGCGCTGCGAAAGAGTGCCTCTTGCTTTCTGAGCGTTTGCGGCTTCAAGCCACTTTTCTTTGCTGAACGTCTTTTCGCTTGCCGCGACGTTAGTTTCGTTTGCCATGAATTGATACCTCCGATTTGATTTTTTTACTGTAATTGCTCACAATTCGTTTGAGCTTATTTTTCGGGGCGTATGGGTAAATATTTCTTTTATAGAACCCGCAGCCATTTATGTGCGACAACCAACCGAGCAGGGACAGCAGACTCATAGCCTGATGAGGTGTTATATACCCCGACTTTCTGACCTTTCGCGTCCTACGGCAAAGCCGATAAAATATCTTTTTGCGGAGAATGGTCTTATGTTTGTAGAACCGATAATCCACAAAATCTATCGGGCGGCTATGCAGCCTCCACACTTGCCAATTCCCTTTGAGTTTCAGTCCGATAGTCCCGAGGTATTCCCCTATCGCCCTTATTGCCCTGTGTAGTTTTCTTTTGTTTGAATCAATGAGCACCATATCATCTACATAGCGGACGTAGTATTTGATATGAAGCTGCTCCTTGATATAGTGGTCTAAACCCTCCAAATAGAAGTTACTGAACCATTGCGACGTGTAATACCCGATAGGCAGCTCATCGCCACCGTTTTTGAGAATTTTCGCAATTAGTTCGAGCATATCTTCATCTTTGATTTTCCGCCTGAGCATAGCAAGCAGAATGTCAGGTTTTACCGAATTGAAGAACTTCGACACGTCGAGCTTTGCCACATACCGCATTTTAGAGTCCTGTATCGCCGTTTCGACGTATGCTTTTGCGTCTATTCCGCCGCGACGAGGAACGCTCCCGCAGCAGTACCTGTACATACCGCGCTCTAAAACGGGCTGTATCGCTGTAATTACGAGCCAATGTATCACCTGATCGGGGTAATACCTCGGAATCGTAATTTTTCGCGTTTTCATGCAGGAGCTGTCGTATATCTCCTCATAGTTGTTTGGAGAAAGCTCGACCGTATGCGTTTCGAGCTTTTCTTTAAGCTCTGCCGCATAGTAGTCTATGTTCCTCAGTACTTTTGCAATGTAAGGACGGCTCCTCTTGCCTTTTGCCGCATTATTGATAGCCCGCTTTATCGTTTCAATGTCGCATATAGTGGCGTACAGATTGCCGATCCTTTTCATAGAATGTCCTTTAATCTTCTTACGACCTTTCGAGAATAAACCTACTAAGCCGCCCTCTTTTTGAAGTGTTTTTTGCCAAGGGGCAAGGATTGTGTGTGCTCTGAATAAATATTTTTCAAGATTAAATGCGACCGCCGATGTTCGAGTTCGCGTTCGACACGCCGTTGTTACCGTTCCAATTCCACAAACCCGCGTTCGTCCCGTTGTTCCAGTTCCCGCCCACGAAGTGGGGAATGCACACACTACCCTGTTATTAAGTTGTCATAGTTATATGTCAAGGGGGAGGGTTCCCCCTTGACAATCCCTCTCTTAAAGAGGCTTTTTGCAAAGGCGACCGCCGATGAGCGAGTACGCGCACGACACGCCGTAGTGACCGTCCCAAAACCACAAACCCGCGTACGTCCCGTAGGCCCAGTTCCCGCCCACGAAGAGAATTTCTCCCGTGGGCTGATAATAGTAGTAGTCGCTATAATACGACGCGTTGCCCGCGCCGACACTCTTTGTGAAAAGCATGAGAGGGTTTTTATCGAGGGGCGCAATCTCTTTTGCGTAGCCCTCGGTAGTGCACCTGTCCCCCATATAGAAGTAGGGTGCCTCAGTCTTTCCGCTCTCGTACGCGGTAGGATCGGTGCAGACATACACTTTCTCCACGTCGAACGAAATACCGTCAACGTGCGTCCATGTGTTGCCCCAAATGTTCTCCATACCCCTGTACTTCATGGCGTGTTCGCCGTCGGTGTGACATGTGGTACAATCTTCGCCGTGTTCGGAATTGCCCGAGCCCGACGGCGTCTTGATATGGTCGGTATGCCCCGTGATGAGAGCTGCCGTATTTGTGCTCGCCGTATAGCCCGTCATGATAGATTGTGCGTTCGTGGTGGCAAATTCGATTGTGAACAGCTCTTTGATGATGAGGTCAATCAGGTAATCATACTGCTGATAGCCCTCGCCGTTCGCTTCGCAGCCCGCTCTGAAATTTGCCTGCGTGATGTTTACAAGTACGGTCTGACCGCTCTTTGAGAATACTTTTGCCGAACTGCCGCTGCCCTCGTATTTGCCGACGAGTACATAGTCAATCTCGTTGCCGTGACCGTCAATAAACAGCGTGGTGAACCCGCTGTACCTTGTGCCCGAGATTTGATGTTTGTACGTCCCGTTGTTGTTCTTGGTGATTTTCGTGTAGAACTTCGGGATCCTGACGAACACATTTCCGAACTCGTCCACTTCCTCATGCATTTCACTCCACGGGAAGCAGTTGTCGAAATCACTCTTAATCTCGCTGTTTGAGCGGGAATATGTGAGCCCTACTGCGTCGTCTGTGCGCACAAGGCTTGTTGCTGAGCCTCCGACCTGATCGACGCCGTAAATTTTTGCTTTTTCCAGATACAACATGATAATTAACCCTCCAAGTCTGTTAATCTTTTTTCAATTTCCTTGAATTTACGAGCAATCGCACCGCCCGATGTGTAGCCCGCCGCCTTTTCCGCTTCCGAAGCCTGCCCCGCGTAATTTGCACTCATCACCGAGAGCTGAGAGAACACGCTTTTCAGCGCCTTGTCGATGTCGCCGCCTTTGGTGTACCCTCTCGCCTTGTCACACTCAAAAGCGTTGTGCGCATGGGCGGCGGCTTTCGCTATAAAATCAACCTCGAAAACAGCTTTTGCAACGCCGTCCTCATAGATGATTGTACCGCCCGAATCTTGCACGACGCGCTCTAAGGCGTCCTGCGCGTACGTTTTTGCCGTGTCCGCTTCCTGCTGCGCCAGCCCTGCGTTCGCAAGCGCTCTGTTCGCCGTAGCTTCTGCGCTGTTCGCCTTTGACTGAAAGCTGCTCGACAGCTCCACATACTCCTGCCTGCGCTCGTCAAGGACGGTTTGCAGCGGCTTTAACTGTGTTGCGGAAGCAGAATCAAAAACACGCAAATATGACGCAAAGAGCCCGTTTATAAAAGCGTCGCATAGGTCTTGCAAGCTGTATTCCTGCGTCTCGTTGTTTTCGTCGAGCCCGTCAAGCATAAGCCGCATATACTTCGCTGCGCTTTCGCCGCTGAGCGCGTCGTAAATGGCGTTTATCTTTTCAGCAAGCAGCGTACTGAGCTGATCGAACCACAGTTTTAGACTTGTGGGAGATAAGCCCCCAACACCGTATGAAGCGGAAGCGTTCGGCTTGTCTGCAAGCGATACGACGCCCTTTGACTTCAACTCGGACGGCATAATTTTTGTAAATTTTTTTAGACTCATTTAGATAGCCTCCATTAGTTTTTATACCGTCCGACAACGCGGTATCTGAACGAGATGTAGTAAAGCGAAAAAGGCTTCATATACTCGTCGGAATAGACGTAATACTGCTTTTCCACCCACTTTTTCTCTTTCTCTTTTATAGCAAACAGGCTTTGCTCCGTCGTATTGAACGTGAAGTCCGTAAAGTCCATATCGTCAAACGAGAAAAGGCTGCTGTTAATTCGCGCAATCTGTTCGTATGTCTTTTTGTTCGTTCTGACCTTGATTTTGGCGGCGGAAGAGCTGAACGATTTAGTCTTGATGACGGTTGACTTCTTGATTGTACTTTTCGTCAGATGAGGTATATCGCAGCAGTCCATTTTTGTGGCACAGCCGCTGTATATCGTCCTGTCGTCGAACGTATAATATCGCCTCGGAATCTCACCCTGACTGTTGCGCATATCGAAGTTAAAGGAGCAAATGACGCCGTTTTCGGTGCCAAAAAATATGTTGTCGAACATACTTTTTATCGTCGTAGCCTTTCGGAATATGCCGCCGACGTGATTGCCCTTTCCCTCGCACAAATACGCCTCGTAGCCGACCAAATCTCCCGTCACAAAATCGTAAACCTCGTGTACCGTGAAATACACGCCGAGCGTGTAGTCATGCTCGCCTATCTGTACGACAACGCCCTCGTCGAAAACTTCCGCAGTCTCGTTTCCGTTATCGTCGGGGGCATTGACAACCGTCCCCGTGAGGTCTCGCGTTTCGTTCGTGTCGGCGTAATATACCGCATTTGCAAGTTTTATCGGCAATTCGATGATATGGTCGTCGTTGCCGCAGGTGCAGTACTTGGCGCCCTTTTTGCACTTCGTACAATAATGCACGGTCTTTCCCTGCAATTCATCAAAAATAGAGCTTGCATAACTGTACTCGGGGTATTGCCCCTCATAAACGCCCACTCCCTCGATATAGTACCACTCGTACTGTGGAACACCTATGCTATGCGTATATCTTTGTCGGCTGTCTGCCATGAATATGCAGCCGTCCACGAGGAGCAGCAAATAGCCGTTCCACTCCTCCAAAATAGCCGTTTCCAAATCCATATTGACGAGCTTCGCGTCGATGAGGCTTGATCTATGCTCAACAGCTCGCTCATAACGAACAGAAAGCTGACCTACGCCCTCCACACCAAGACGGGACACAAACACGGGATCGTCCAAGAAATTTATGCACGCCCCGAGACAGCCCGAGCCGCTGAGCCCCTGCGACGAGGGGTAAATACGCGGCTGCAAGTCATTTCCTGAGTCTGTCGCCGTATGGAAGTACGTCAGCCCGTCCTGCTGCGTATCACCTTTCAGCACCATGAGCGTATCTGCAACGACCACCATGCCCGTAATAGGCGAAATTCCGACGCCGTCCTGCATATAGTTCAGAACGCCGAAGTACGACGGATCGACAAAGCCCGTACTGTTGCGCCCGCAGTAAAAAACGTGATTCGGGTAGTTCGGGTTACCTGAAAGAAACACGCGGTTGTCATAGATTGCCGCAAGCGTACAATCGGTAATAAGCGAGGCGATGTCGTCCTCCGCCTCGGTTACACCCGAAAGGCTCATATAGGCTTTTTTCGCCGTAATCTCAATGCCTGCGTAGAACTCGGGGTACATGACATTCTCGGCGCCGTTTTCTCCTGCTACCTGTACAGCTTCCTGCGGCTTTACGGGCGCAGTTTTGAACTTGATAATGCCATTCGCAAGGTCAACCGTATAATCGGTTTCAGCCGCCTTGACCGCACCATACACTTTTACCTCTGAGACTTCGTCAAGCAAGTTTTCGTTCATGTAGAAGTCGGTCGTTTCGCCGTCTGCTATAAAAGTGTGCTTAAACTTCGGCTGCAACATATTCCGCTGCTCATACTCGGTGCCTATGTCCGCGTTCTCGCCGCTCGGAACGATGTTGATGTACGTCGTCGGAATATATGCGCTGTCAACGACCTTTTTCACCGTGTCGCCGTCATAGACGAGGTAATTTTTTCCGTCAATGATATACAGCCTGTTGTTAAAAATGAAGGACGCACTTTTGCGGCTATTCATACCGCTATAAAGGGCGTCCTGCGTTTTGATAACACCCTCTTTGTACGTTATATTCAGCCTCTCGCCCTCGCTCAACGCGCTACTCGCATAAGTAAGCTCGTGCGTTTCCGCGTCGTAGTCCACCGTCAGCGTCAGGTCATCGCCGCTTATAGTAGCGAGCGAGACGACCTCGGCTATATTTTCCGCAAGAGTCTGCTTGAACGTATGGGTGCCGTTAATTGTCGATGTCGGCGCAGGTACTTCTATCGTGTCGCTCAATACAACATTGACCGTGTTCGGGTAGTTCGCCCACAAATACAGCCTGCTGCCTGCATGAATAAGAACATCGGTGACGGTATTTCCCTCTGCGTCTTTGTGTGAGAAATGGAATATACCGTACACCTCGTCAGATTCGGGCAGCACAACACGTTTTCTGAACCCTGCAATGGTCTCGATTGCCTGCCCCTGCCCCGATTGATAGTCCTTGTACATATTGACCATGTAAGCGAGACGCTGCTCGTGAACCTGCGTATGGTCGCTTGAAAAGTCCACGCCTCGGAAATCGCCATAATAGCGATTGTAAACGTCCTGCTCGGTCAATAGATTTTTACTTGTTCTGTATGCCATACCGCCTTACCACCCGTTCGTGCTTTTTATGAGTACGGGCGATGTATCTCTACGGCTAAGCGAAATTTCCTGCACCCGCTCCCTGTAAAGGTTCATGTAGTACTGAGACTTTTCAGGCTCGTCCTCGATCCATACATACGCCGCCACAAGAATAGGCATAATTGAGCAAAGTTCGTCGTCGAGGTCAAGTTCCTGCGTGTCCTCAGTCGTCGCGCCCGTATTCTCAATCGCGGTAGGTCTGTGCTCATAGAGAATTTTATAAACACCACGCCTGTCATACGGCAGCAGAATTACACTCTCGCCCTCCTGCTCGTAGTCCTGATTGAGCAGCGTATTCTCGTCCGCTTCTGCGATAGGAGGACAGCAAAGAGCCATAAAATCTGTAACGAGCTTTTTTATATCATACCGAGTGTAAGCCTCATACGCGGGAATGTCGGCGAGGTCGTCGCTGTACAAGTACTGATACAGCGCAACATCTTTCACGGAATAGATATATTCTCCCGTAAAGCGCAGCCTGACGCGTCCGCTCACGAAAGCCCCAAGTTCTTTAATAAAGCCCTTGTACGGAACAAAAGTCTTGTTCGATTTTAGCGTTATTTCACCGAAAATAGACCACTCCTCCGTGCTTTCGTCGTACTTTTCAAGATACACAACGCCGTTCCCGTCAGCCTCAAAATAGTAAGCCTTTGCACCCTCCGCCTCGTAGGTGAGATCGTCTATCTTCTCAACGGGCGAAAAAGTGTTCTCGGTTATAAGGTTTGCGAGCGGCTTATGATTGATGAGACAATGTCTTATTGCAGGTCTGACTTTGCAGACCTGCAATAAAGCACGATTTGTCGCAAAATAGAACCTGTCGCTATCTTCGAGGGTAGCTTCAAACCCCAACTGAGCGACTTGCAAATAAAGCTCAGCCACGTTCATGACGCACCTCCCTCAAAATTGCTTTCTTAGAGCTTCGTTGCACCCGAAACCGAACCCGTCGAATTGACCGCAAGTGCGATGTGCTTCCAAGTATTGAAGCCGACGCCGAAGCGGCAATAGCCGTTCCAGAAGTAATTGCGGGTATGGTCGTCGATACCGCTGCGAATGTCAAGAGGAACGCGGTTGTAGAACATATTGCCGAGCAGGCTCTTGTTTGCGTCTTTCGACATAACCATGAACCTGTCGTCGGTCGTCTCCCAACCGTCGAGGACGACGAGCGTCCAATTCCCGTACTGAGTGTTGATGTCGTTGTAATCGCTGCCTACCGTGCGTTCGGAGCCGATGACTTTCTTCATCATGCTTTCGAGCTTCGGACGATTGCAGGGTACGATGACAATATCGGCGACATAGCCCATGACTTCGCCGTTTTCGTCCTTGAAATTGCGCACCTTGTTTGCGAGCACACCGAGAGTGTCCTCCAACGTGGAAGCAGAGCCCGTAATTTCGCCGTAGAAATAGTTACTCTGCGTCTTGCCTTTCATCTTGTCGGTGAAATAGGGGTGGGCACTGTTAAACAGGGCGAGATCGTCCGCGCAGGTCAGGTCAACCTTTGCCTTGTTGAACGTCATCGTCTTGTTCGTGCCGTTGATGAGCGCCTGAGCGGCAAGTTTGATACGCGTCTTGTAGTAAGCGCTCACAAACTTCTGAGGCTTTCTCTTGATGTTCACGCCGATACCGAGCTTTGCGTCGTCCGCCATTTTGCGGGTAATGGTAAACTCCTTTGCGAACTCGATGTGCTCGATAGTCTTGTGTCCCGTGGTCTCCACGTTGTCGTTCTCAGCGCCCTGCCCTTCCTGCTTGCTCATGAACGTGTCGAAATCGGACTCGCCGAATACAGTCTCGGCATACTTGTTCGACTTCTCCACGTTGTAGAGCTCGTCGAGAATGGTCTTTCTCTTTTCCCAGATATTGGACTCGTTTTCGATGAGCGCCTTAATGGGGTGCTCGAACTTCCCGAACATGGGATCGTTCTTGCCCGACATCGCGCTGTAAATGAAATTCGACATTGTTGTCTGTACCTCCCTTTATACGATCCTAACGACGATTGTATCGCCCGCCGCCGCTGCGCCGTTGAGGCTTTCAACCGTCACAACGCCCGACGTGGTCGTCGCCGTTACCTGCATACCGTCCGTGTGCAGGGTTACCTTGCCGCCCTCAACAAGGCTCGTGGGAGCCGCCGTGACGGGCACTTCATAGAGCTGATTTGCTTCTACCCGCGCAACGGGAATAAGGCGCTTTGCCGCGTCCGCTGCGCAGTCTGCCATAGCGATAAACTCAGGCTTTGCCGTAGCACCGCACTTCGTCAGCTTACCGCTTGTGAGAACGAGAGCCTCGCCGAGCTGCACCGCTTCACTCGCCGTTACTTCGTGAAAAACGGGCTCAGGTACGTTCATTCTCGCGTTCTCAATCTTGATGAGTCTGAACATATAAAAATTCTCCTTATTTTTTTGCTGATTCTTTGTAGAGCTGCCTTATTTCCTTATCTGACAAATCGGGGAATAAGTCTCTCCACTCGGCGAGCTCTCTCTGCGATATTGCAATACCGTCATCTTTTGAGCCCGCAGGTACGGCAGATTTCAAATGAGCTTTCGTTCCGTTCAACGACTGCTGCTTTGTCGCTGCCGCGACGCTTTTGCGCACGCCGTCTGCGTTTGCGGCAGCATACGCTTCTTTTGCGGACAGTCCTAAATCTCTGAACCGTCCGAACTTCGCAAGATTTTCTATCTCGGTGAGCGATTTCAGGCTTCGCGTTTCGGGGTATTCGCGCTGAATTTCTTCGAGGTCGGCTTTCATCTTCTTTTCAAACTCGATCTTCTGATAAAGTCTGCGCGCTTCCTCGTTGCGTTGACTCTCTGCCTTTTTCTTCCGATAATCTTCAAGCGAGAGATCCTCGGACTCGGCAGCCACCTTTTCGAGCCCCTCCAACACATTTTCCGACTTTACACCCAGCTTGGCGAGCGTGTCCGCACTCTGAGCCTTTAAGGCGTCGTACTCCTTTTTCAGAGCCTCATATTGTGCGTCTTTTTCGTCCTTGCCCTCGGGCTTGGCTTCGGGTTCGGGCTGTTCCTCACCCTTGTCCTCGTCGTCTGTGTCGTCGTCGGAATCGGCGTCATCTTCGCCGTCCTCCTCCGCCTGTTCTTCATCTTCGATGACGTCGGGAATTATGATATTGCCCTCGTCGTCATACTCGAACTCGTCGTCCGCGTCGTCTTTTCCCGCTTCGTCGGTATCGACGCCGTCCTTTTCTTCATCGAGATCTACATTCTGCTCTTTTTCCATGACCGTTTGTTCCTCCTTTCAAATTTTGGCGTTAATTATTTCTTGCCGCTCTTGCCGCTTCTGAGGTCGTTGCCCTTGACTACCGTGGACTTGGGCGAATCGGAGCCCACGGACTTGGGCGCCTTGATGATACCGCCCTTGTTCGTTGCAAACCTGTTGTCTCTGCTCGGTTTCATAAAGCTGTCTCCTCCTTTTTAAGATTTTTTAAGAAAACAAAAAAAGCCCTACTGCCGCTTTCGGCAAATAGGGCTCTGTCTCTCGGGACTTTGGCACAAAATAATGTTTATCGTGCATTTGCACAAGCTATTCAGTTTTTACGTTCCACAGCTTACCACACTTCCTGCACTTAAACGTCAGCCCGTCAATCTTGCTGCTTTTATGTAACCCGACGCGGGCGAGCTTCTCTTTGCAATGAGGACAAACGATATGCGTAATATCAGATTTTTCAGCAGGCGTTATGCTCAACATCTACTTGTGCACCTCCTATTATCTATGATAGCACAGAATAAACGGCGTTTAGTCGCAATTTATAAATAAAAAAAGCTGCCACGATGACCGTAGCAGCTTTTTCTGATAAAGTTTTAGAGTGCATACCGCTTTCGCCCGTATGCGGCATAACCGTTGATTTTTCCGATGAGCGCTGTGCGCACCTCAAACCACGACTTGGAGTTCAGGAACGACATCGCGTTTGGCTTGCCGTTGTGCGTTTCGTTATAGATAATTTGCGCGATTACGCCGACAACGCTTTCCTTGGTGTAGTAAATTTCCGACAGGTCAAACAGATAATACATACTCATAGCCATACACTTGCGAGCGGCTGAGCTTAACGCAAAGTTATCTTTACAGGTTGTGAGAATATTCTCGTATTCCTCGCAAAGAATACCCATATCGTCATTAAAGCGTGAGCCTACGCCATAGTAAACGTACAGTCTCTGCGCCATATCGAGCTGTTTTGAGACCATTGCCTGACGCGACGCCGATATTGAGCCCCCATTCTTCGCTTTCTTTTGCGCGTTCTCGGAACGGGATCCCACATCGTATGTGAGCGGGACAAGCGCAAATACGCCAATCGCAACACCTAAGCCCCAAGCAGCAGCGCTTATCACAAACGTAATTCCGCGAATAATCGGAATGCACGACAGCGGGAGCAAGACAGTATCAACAACAATCTCGCACAGGCATAATAAGAAATATACTACCGACATCGGAATAAAGATAACCGATAGCATCCAAAAAAACGGGCTTGAAAAGCGTTCTTTCAGCACAATATTTCTCATCTGACCGTGAGTAATCTCGTTTATTCGTTCTTTGTAGCTTGCAACAGACTTTATTTTTGTAGGCGCTGTGACCTCGTAGGTATAATACATCTCGTTTTGCTCCATAAACAATAAGGGCGTCTCCGATAGAGAGGAGACGCCCGCATAGTTTTGACCGTACCCCTTTATTGTCGCTACACAACCACAAGCAGTGGGAAAAAAGGATACACCTATGCCGAGATGTAGCCCACTGCTGATATTAGGTTGTGTAGCCTAATTAGTGTACCACATTTTGCACAAAATAGCAATCGTTAATAGCCCATTTTCAGAAATCTCTGATTATTCTGCCGTTTCGGACGGTAAACCCGCATTTCTCGGCAATCGCCGCCTTTTGCGCCTGCGTGATGTTCAATTTCAGAATATACTGCAATAAAGCGCGTTTTGCTCGCTCCGCCGTATAACCCTTATAATCTCCGTCCTGCATGGTATAGCCGCGATAGGCAAGTATGAGTAGCCGCTCGCCGTCTGTCAGATTCTGATTGAGCAGGTACTCGATTGTATTTTTCTTTTTTGAGCCTGAAATTGTGTCTCCGTTTGCCGTTTTGTCGCTTTCAATATCTGAAAGCCCGACATACGCCACTGACAGCTTGCTCATATCTATGCAATCTGACAGCTCGCCCAACGTCGTGCGCTCGTCCACGCCCACTAAATCGGAAAGCGCGTCGTAATAATAAGCGTCATACACCTGCTTTATTGCCTGCGCCTGATCCTCGTCAGAAAGAGCGGCGAACGCCCTGCCATTTATCATGCTTTCAAGGTCTTTCATTGCCTGCGCGTAAATCGACCTAAACCGATTGTACTCCTGCTCCGTGAGCGCAATATCTACACCGCCATAGGTGATAGTGTCACCTATGCTGCGAGGGAGCACCGAGTACCCTTTTGAGTAGAGGTCAACGAACTTGTTGCGTACAGAATCGCTCATATTTGTATTTCCCATTCGCTCGTTAAAAATCAAGCTCATGAGCATAGCCGTCATATCTGTATCGTCGTCCTCTATTGCTTTGTTGAGGTCGGTTACATAGTTTTTCGCGTAGAACGCTTCGTCGATTTTATATGCCGTCGTCGGGCTGATACGCTTGGTGAGTCCATAGAACACGTTATAAAGATTGCGCGTCGGAATACCCGTAAGCTGCCCGATAGAATATATTAAATTCTTGATACGCGCAGCCATTTTCGTGTTGCTCTCCTCTCCCGTTACAGCACCTGCCACACTGTCAAACAAATTTACCGCGCTGTCGAGCATATCGTTAAGGGCGGAATAGGCGTAGTTGTCTATCGAATATCCCTCAACAAGGCGCGAATAAAAGTCTCTTATAAGCGGCAGACCGCCTAAAAGGTTGCCCGTGAAGTCAACAAGCACCTGCTCTGCTGCCGTCTCGTCATCGTCTCTATCTTTGTTATAAAGCCAATTAAAGAGCTGCGCAACAGCCGCCATGAACAGCGCCGAGGTAGCAAGCGCGGTTATAGACTTGAAAACCCTTTTGCGAGCCGTTTTTATCTGCGTACGCAGCGCTGCCTGCCTCGTCGTGTCGGTCTCCACCCTCAATTTTGCCCTCAATGTCGAGAGTTCGCCGACGGAGTCAATGACGCGCCCGATGACTTTCATACTGTCCGCCGAAAACATTGTGAGCGTTCGCATAATTTCATTGCCTGAACGCATGGCTGCGGAGCGCTCAGTAGCGAGAGAGTTCTGCTGCGTTTCGAGTATAACTCTTTTCAGCAGCTTTCCCGCCTCAACCTTGTTTGCTTCCGTACCTATCTTTGCGCCACCGTTCTTTTGAACTTGAACCTGACAAGCGCCGAACAGGCGGCGGATAACAAACCTATCCATTTTGCCGATAGGCGCCATGAGAGCATTTGAAACTTTGCCTACCTTATCGAGAACGCCTTGCGCCATAGCCGCCGTGTTGTCCTGAGCGCGTAATTTTGCGAGCGGGCAATAAATATCGACGTCCTTTGCGGAAACGAACATACCCCGCGAAATACTGCTTGCGTCAAGTACGCTTGAAGCGGCAAACAACGATGAGAGCTGCGTTACCCAAACTTTCGGGTTTGCGCCGAGTTGGAAACGTGCATAGCTTCCACGAATAAAGGAAAGCGCCCTCATACCCTCGCTTGACGACGACGGTATTCCCTGAATATCGGAGATGAGCTTTGAGAAATACTTATTCCCCTTAGCCCATGTGTTCGCACTCTCCGTCGCAACACTTATAGGCTTATTCGGGTTGCCTCCTATATCTAAGTTGTAGAGTTTGTTGTACGTCTCAATAGCAGGAGAGAGCGTAGCATACTTCACAACGGCGTGTATATGCCTGTTAAATACCGCGTCGGCAGACTCAATATAGAGCTCCTGCTTTGCTCCGCGCACCGTGTCCTTGTTGAAAGACGCACTGCTCACTCTGTCGAGCTCGCCCTGAATATCGGACGAATCGACATTCTTTGCAATGTTTCCGCGGCGGATCGGGTAGTAATAGTCCTCTGTGGCGTTTGTGAAGCCGAGCCGCTGCATATCTCTATCGGCTTTGAGCTTCTTTGCGTCCTCATTAAAGGCTTTCTCCAAGATTGCTATATACTCCCTGTCGGTGTCCGTCAAGAGATTTGCAATAGCCGCCTGCTCCTCAATAGCGGCAGCTCTGAGCTCGCTGTCCTCTGTAATATCGGGCGCGAAGCCGTCAACACGAACACGCTTTCCGTCCGCGTCGGTAAACGCAAAACCGTTCTGCGCAAGTCCCGCCTGTGCATGGGAGCGTTTGAGCGTCATGTAAAGACTGATAAGGTGCATTTTTGGCACCTTTACGCCGCGATATTCTACTGTCTGCTTTGCTGCTTGCGAGAGGTATTTCTTATTCTTTTTCAGGAACTCGTCATAGTTCTGTCTTACCTCCATTTCGGTGATTTCGGAGTCAATGGCTGCCTCTCGCAGCTCCGTAAGCATTTCCGTATAGAAGCCGCTCTCGTACATATCCATGCGACGCGCAACCGTCATGGGATCGCCGAAAGTTTGCATATACGTTGAGCCTGCAATCTTTCTAAACAGCCCCACTTTGAGCTGATCGTTTTTGTGAATAGTGTCAATATACCTTGTGGCTTCGGACGCGGCGTCAACCCACCTGCCCTGACGATAAACCTTATTGAATTTCTCCACAAAGTTTGTAAAATACGCCATGAGCTTCTGAATTGTTTGCAGCTCCGCCCTTGAATAGCCCTTTGTACCGTTTGCCACTTCGTCGAGCATATCTGCTATACCCTGCTCGTAGCTTTCAGTAAGCAACGGGTTTTCCTTTGTGTACCAAGTACGCAGGTTTGCCATGATTTTACGCGTCCCCGCAATATTGAAATTGCCTCTGTACTTGATTTTCCCGAGTGCCTCAATAGAGCTCTTGAATACGTCGCTCTTGTACTGAGTAGAGTTGAGGAACGTACCAAGTTTGAGGTCGCGCATTTTTTGAGCCTGATCCACAATACTGTTGATAAGTCTGTTGTTCGCGTTTGCCTCGGAAAGCCTGCTTTTCAGTTCGGCAATCTGCTTTGTGTACTTTTCGACAAGCCTTGCATACTTCGATTTCCTGCCTTTCTGTTCGTAGGCGTTGAGAATGTCGCGGGCTATCTGCTGACGCAGGTTTTTAATCGTCTGAGCGTCACCGTAGGTTGTAAGCATAACCTTTTCAGTGGCGTTATTGACTGTGGCTTTCGCCTCCTCGTACATCTCCACCATTTGCAGGAAACAGTCAGCCTCATTTATGGCGTCAATATAAATGCCCTCCTCTGCCAAAAGCTGCGGGAGCGTGTCGGGTGCAATTCCGCCCTCTTTGGCGCCCCAAACAAGGTTTATACTGTTCTTTCTGTCGTACCTGTACTGTATCTCGCCCTGAATATGTTTCAGGTTGATTTTGTGCATATAGCCGCGCAGAATAGACAGCTTGCGCATAGCCTCGGAGACTTCTCCCTCACTCTCGGCGTACATATCGGTGAGAACGGTGCGCTCAATCATATAGTCGGCAATACGCAGCGCGACGCCGCCGCGATAGCCCTCTTTTACCGTATTGAGCTTTTGGAAAAGATAGTCAACGACCGCTTGCCTGTCTTTGCCGCGCAGCTCGCCATACATTCCGATGTCCTCGAATACGAGCCGTTCCTCAATAATGGAGTTGATGACCTCCTCCGCCTCCGCCTTGGTATAAACGCGCATACCCGTATTGTTTGCGGCAAAACGCGCCCTCTGACCTGCGGAGTAGTTGCTGTGACGCGCATTTCCGTCCTCTGAGCTATCGAGCGCATAGCGAAGCCCGCGCTCGCTCGTGAACTCGGAGAGCTGCGCCGCATATGCCGCATTGATAGGCACAAGCGCCCCGACGGACGCTGAATTATGACTCGTGCGCGTTTTTACGCGCTGCGCCTCCGCGTCCCACGAAGTAAATCTCTGCCCTTTGAATTTGTGCTCGCCCTCCATAATACGGGCGTCATACCTGCTTAAAGAGTCCTCCGTAAAGCGAATTGCCACTGCTACACGCTTTACGCCCGCCTTTGCGAGCACAGCCATACGGTGCCTGCCCTCATGCCCTACAATGCGCATAGTCTCATAGTCTACGCTGAGGTACGGCGTCTGTGTTTCGCGTGAGAGCGCGTCGATATTGAGATTGCCCGCCTCGTCGTAAATCTGATTGCGTCGCGCCTGATTAAAGGTCGTCGCTTTTACGAAGTCTGCGGGGCTGATCCACGTTGCATAAGCCTGTGTATAGCGCGGGTTTGTCGCTCCGTAACGGTCTATAAGGTCAGACATACGCTCTGACGTCCACGTCGCCGTCTCGCCATTGACGTTTACAACGCTATCGGAGAGCGCAAAACGGACGTCTGAGCCACTCGTAGGCTTTTTGTTTGTCGTGAGCTTTATCTGTTCGGGTGAGAACGCAACGTAGCTCACACCTCGGCGCGTTACGGCTTCGCCATAACCGCCGTCGCCGCCCTCGTCCAAGATGAGCCCGTCGTAGTCGTAGCCGTTCTCGTTGATGAAGTCGATAAGGTCGTCCGCGTCCGTCCAATCGGGCAAGCCGACATCGGACAGCGGTGTACCGTTGCCCCATTTACGATAGAACTCGCGTTCAAATATTCTGCGTTCCGCCTCCTGTCGCGTATCAAACGGCTTTGTGATATTGAGATACGCCTCGATAAGCTGCGCCGTAGGCGAACTGTGCGCCTGCATATAGCGCCTCGCGTAGGCTTCGTTTTCGGTGAAATACGCGCCGTTGCTCGTATTGAACACGGTAAAATTTCCGTTCGGCGTCCCGTGGTAAACTTTGAGCAGGCGTCCTTTGCCGTCAACCACCTTACTGTCCTTGAAGAACTCGCGTTGCTCCTGAGAAAGGCTCGCACCTGTACTGTCGGTATCGGGGAGAGCAAAACGAATATCGCTGTCATCGGTCGGGGTTCCGTTGTTCGTGAGCTTTATTTGATTTTCAAACCAAGCCACATAGAACCTGTCACCCGATTCAAACCTAACCTCTACTCCGTCGTAGCCTATAACGTCGCGTATCGCCTCGTGAAGCTCGTTCGGGTAGTTCCTGAACGCCAAATAGTCGCTGTCAAGCAAACCTATCGTGGTGAGGTTTTTCGCGGCTTCGCGTATCATATAGTCCTTTGCTCCAACCTCCCAATATTCCTCGAACATATCGCCGAGCGGAGATTCTTCGGGATCGTATATGAGCGGGTGACGTTTGAGTATCTCATACGCCTGTTTTTGCGTGATTTTAACATCGAATAAATCGCCGCCGTCCGTCGTGCGGTCTATTACAATAGGCTTTGTGATGTTGAGATATGTCTTGTAAATATTATCGCCGTAATGCCGCGAGGCTTCCTCGTTCGTTGCAAAATAAAAGCCTGCGCCAAATTGATCGTTGCCCTTTCCGATTCTGTTGCGGTCGAACGTATAAAAACTGTTCGGCGAACCGTGGTAGGCAACACGCAATCTGCCGTTTTCATCTATTACTTTGCTATTTTTGAAATACTCACGTTGTTCTTGGCTGAGAGCAGCGCCGTCGCTATCGTTTTCTGCGAGCGCATAACGGCTGTTGTTTCCATAGTTAATAGCTACACCCCGCTTTTCAAGCTCTTTGAGCAATGATGGCGTAACTACCTTATACGGAATTTCTATATTCTCACCGTTTAGCATTTCGGCAATCGTTTGAGCCACTTCTGCGTCAGGGACTATACGAACAGGCTTAAACCACCTCGAAAGAATAACTTTTCTTTCTTTGCTTTTCGGGAGTTTCGAGCTAACGGGACCGCTGTGCCACTTTATTTCTCCCACAGCGTCTTTTGCATACTGAGCTCGATAGCCACTTGTTAATTCACTTGCGGGCACTTCACCCTCGACAATCACAAGATTATCTCTTTTATAAGCCGAGCTAAATTGATCGTTGAGAGGTGATCTTGATGTGTGGAAATAAGGGTTATATGCCGCCTCAATACTGCTGCCATTTGCTTTATCAAGAGTGAATTTATTACCTTTTCGTATGAGCTCGGGGCGCTCATCTGCTTGTTCCCAACGACCCAACTCGCTTGACATGACGAGCTCTCGGGAGCCGTCTGCATTCTTAACTCTCGCCGCCATGGGAGGGTACAACTTTCCGTCGATAACCTGCATTGCCCTGTAAACAGTCACTGTTTGTTGCGTATTTAGAAAGTCTACTGTTTTGTCATCGGGTAAGGCGTAGCGCATATTTTCCGACGGCTCAATACCTCTTTCTATACGATTTGCGGTTTCCCCCAAGCGGTCTGAAAAATACACCCTTTTTCTGTCAATATCAGGTCTCGTTTCGAGCCTTTGTTCGGCGGTCATCTCCAA